TAATGCGATTGCAAGTGCAGTAGCATCATCTGTGGTTGCAATAGTTCCAGTTGCAGTTCCTAATGTGATTGTAACATCTGCGGTAGATGCTGGGCCTATTAAAGTAACTTTGTTAGTACCATTATCACTATCTTCAAAAAATTCTAGGAATCCTGCGGAAGTTGCTCCATTCTTTAACTGTATACCAGCGTTTGCAACTGGTGTTGTCAATGTCGGTGTAGTTAAAGTTTTATTCGTAAGTGTTTGTGAATGCGCCTGAAATACAAAAACATCATCAGAACCTAGTAATGGTAATTCAACATTTCTATTTGCGGTAAGTTCATTTACTGTAAAATTGTAAGTATGGTCATCACTTGTATCTTTAATTTGGAATGATGAGAATGATGTATTCGACAGTGTTAAAGTTGTCGCTGTCGCTGTTATCGCACTTGTTAAAGTTGAACCATCTCCTAACTTTGTATATATTTCATTAAAGTTATCATTGATGAGGTCACCACCATCTCTAAGTGATGTTCCTGTTCCATCATTTGCACTTGAACCGATACTAATAGATTGTTTTGCCATTTAATTGTCCTTTCCTAGTATTTATAACACATTATCCTGTACTATCATCAAAAGTCAATGAACTAGAATCAAATGTAAATTGATTTGATGAGAATAGTTCTTGACTAAATTGATTGTCTGGAATATTTGCTGGTATTTTTGTTCCTTTAAATTCTGTAGTATATGCGATAGTAGGAATTTTAGATTTGATACCAGCTTCAAATTGTAAAACACCACCTGTATTATCTTCTAATAAAATATTATCTAAATCATCACCCTGTGAAGTTTCTAATAAAAATTCTGATGGAATAGATACTTGATTGATTACAATACCACCAATTGCGTGAAGTGGATATTTTTGATAATCATTTGTAGTATCAGATTCCGCCATGACTTGTCTACCATATGCGTTGAGTCCAACTGATGTTCCATTTTCTAAAATAATTTTATCACCAATATCTTTCCATAGAATATCGCCTGGGCCAGTGTCTTCTTCTAATTCTAAATGTCTAATGACTGGTGCCTCTGTAAACGCAGAGAGTGCGATATTCGCTATAACCTCTTTTCCGTATCCAGAACTTCTTCCATCTGGTTCTGATGATATCTCTACTTGATATTCTGATGATAATGTTACATCTCTTTTTCCTGCGGTTAATAAACCATCAGTTGCGGCCATTGGTGATGAACTTAATGAACTACCATCTGTTGATGTTCCAAGTCTTCTACCAAATACAGATGTGAATATTGTTTCAAATGTAGACGCCAGTTCTGGTGTGAATGTATCATCACCATCAAAACCACTTACCTCTGTTCCTGCAGGTTGTTTAATTTGTGCGGAAACTAAAGTTGCGACAGTTACCTTACCAAAAACTTTCCAACCTGTTGGATGAGTAGTTTTATAAAGTGCGTTTTTATATTCTAAAAGTGATTGGCCAAGTTTAATCTCATAAGAATAATCTTGATAGTAGTCACCATCTTGTATTCTCATGACTGATTCACTTACCTTTCCTTTCTCATCTAAGAAATCTCCATCTTTTGTTGAAATAATTCCAACATCTGTTGTGCCTGTTCCAAAGGCAGCGTGTCCAATTGTTGCAGACGCTCCAGATGTAGTAACTGAAGTTCCATCTGTCCAAGTACCTGCGACTGTTAAACTAGCAACAAGAAGTTGTCTATCAGAATCAAATGAAACTACTGTTCCTGTATGTGAAGTTAATGAATCCCCTGCTGCGAATGTTCCAGTAATATCTTTTAATATTGCGTTTCTATAAAAAAGTAAAGTTGGAGCACTTGCGTAATTTAAACCATTGTTTGTAACTTTTAATCCTTGAACTGTACCTATTGTATTTGAGAAAGGTTTTAACTTTGCGCCAGTACCACCAGAAGTTGTTACTGATGAAATTAAAGGTAATGATTCATAACCACTACCAGATTTTGTAATTTGTATATCTGTTATTTCACCCGCCTGACTTGCAACACTTAAATTTGCAAATGTTCCTGTTTCAACTACAATTTTATTTCCTCTGTCTTGGTCTGTAACACCTGTGTAATCTTCAAGAACAATATGGTCAGTCGCAGATATTCCACCTGCTGATACTGTTCCACTCTCTGGTGCGATTCCACCACCAACTACTGTAACTTTCGCTTCAACACCAGAACCATTTGTTCCTGTGTTGTTAAAATTAATTACATCTCCGACTGCGAATCCTGTTCCTGCGTCATCAATAACTATACCATCTACTGAACCTTGTCCAATACCATCAACAACAACAGTCGCGAGACTATTACCACCAGTTGAACCTGTGATTACATTTACAGTTTGTCCATCTGTATAAAGACTTCCAGTTGTGGAAACACTCGCAGATGTTACAATAGATTTGACAGTCGCTTTGATTGTTAAATCTGTTGTATTTGAAACCGCAGAGATTGTTTCTCCAGAAGTAAATGTTCCTGTGATTTGATTTTCATCTAAATCAAATTCTGTAACTGAATCTGTACCTTCAACAAATGTTAATTCAGATTCTACAAAGGCTGTTGCGCCTGAACTTTCACCAGTAATCTTTTGTCCTATAAATTCTTCTGGTGAGAAGTTAGAACCACTAACGACAACACGCATGATTCTTTTCTTTTCCCAATTACCATTAGAAGGTTTAAGTAAAAATTCATTTGGATATACAACTTCTGATTCTTCATCAAAAAGTAATCTCATTAAAGTTTTGTGAGATTCTGAAGTTCCTTTCGCAGAATATAAATCTCTAATATTTCTAATTAATTTTCTTTTATCAACACCAGTGGCGAGTTCATATGGTAACGCCTGTAGAAAGGAGTTACGCATATTCTCAAGAAAATCATAAATGGTATTATCTGCGTCTGCGTATTCTAAAAGTTGTTGAATGTTTTGAACTGGATTACCACGATAAGAAACAATAGTTCCAGATGAACTAGATGTTGAACCTGTAATCGTTTCGCCAGTTATAAATTTTTGTTGTGCGGAAATGAAAAGTCTTTTATTACCACTATCTACATCACTTACTAAAACTGTTGCGGTCGCCTTTGAGGTTGAACCTGTAATAGTTTCACCAGCAGTAAAAGTTATTGTTGAATCTTCAGTAACAATTCTATCACCCTCAGAATCAATAATATAATTTGTTGAATCTGTTTCTTGAATTATATTATTAATTGTTCCAGATAAAACTAACTCACCAGATTCTAAAAAACGATAATAGTCTTTTACAAACTTAACAAATAAATCATGTTCACCACGAACAAAGTCTGGTGACTGACCCTCAATTAAAGGAGAAAGTTTTTTCTTTAAAGTAGATTCATTTTCTGCCATTGTATTTAACTATATGATGATGTTGTTGTATATCCTGTTCCTGCAGATGAACTACCAGAACTTACAGTATCTATCTCACCAGTAATTGATGAATTTGAAAAATCTATTTCTAATAAATTATTTCTTACTGAAACGACATCATTTGAATCTGGTTTAACAACAAGTCTTATTTGAGTACTTGTTTCACCATCAACATTTGAAACCCCTGTAATGTTTAACGCATTGATTGCGACTGTACCTGTAGAATATGTTACTGTCCCTGCAGTGCTGTCTGCGTAGGTTCTTGAACTACCAACAAAGTAATATCTTCTAAGATTTCCTTGACCATCATCATCAAAGAAATATTCATTACCATCACTTCCAACATTAAATCCAGTTGAAGAAACAATACCACCACTACTTGAGTTATGACCACTGTGTGGATTATATAATGCGTTATTAAATTCTAATGTATAATTTGTTGATGAATTTAATGTAGGTGTAAATTTTTGTGCGAGTTGTATGGTTGTAATGTTTGAATCAATCGCTTTGTTTGTACCATCTATTAATGCGACTACTTTTGAATATCTAAACACAGTATCAAATTTATTTAACTCCGATGTATTAAAATTTTGTAATGTTGTTGTAACATCTGATACTAAATCTGAAACATCTTTTGTTGTTTCTGATGAATCATATTTAAATCGAGTATTTACAAATATAAATGTTGTTTTTGGGTCAACTATGACTGGAGTAACAGAAGCGACTTTTAATTTTTTTAAACCATCCACAATATTTGTTTTTTGTGTAGTTGTAAGATTCGCTCCACTTGATTGTTTAATAGAAATAAAAACCTTTCCATATTCTGCGGTAGAACTAGAAGCGTTTCCATCCTCTCCGCCCCAAATTTGAATTGTAGTTGCGGCTGGAAATAAATCCTTAACTTTAACTTTATAATCACTACCAGTTACCGCACGACCTTGTGTTGCGTAATCTAGTGGTGCGTTATATTTTATAGAAGCGAGTGATTCCGCCTCTCCACCACCTGCTGCGTTAGAAACAGTTGCGACTGTAATATCAGTAACACCAGATATTGCTGAAGGTGCGGTAAATGAAGAGGCTCCATTTGCCTCATCTTTGTTTGTGATAACATATTGTAATACAACTACATTACCCTCTGATAAACCTTTACCAATAACACCATCACCAAACTCAACTTCAAACTCTCCATTCTCAACTTCTTTTAAAAAGTAAACAGTAGAAGTATCTGTAATCTGTGTTATATCAGTTGCGAGTGTGTAAGTATTTGTATCAGTATCAGTTGCAGAATCTTGAACCTTAACTGTTAATGTACTTGTGTCAACTCTATTACTTGGAATAGTAAACTTTTGGTCTACATCACTTGGACTGGCAATATATTTGTTTGTTACATATGTACCTTCAAATATTTCTAAATTTGAAAACTTTAAAACACCATCACTTGATGTAGTTGATACATCTGACTTTGAAACAAAATTATAAGTTGTTCCATTTACTGTTGTTGAAAATTTTGTTCCTGCAGTTATTGAAGCGGTTGATAAACTTGTATTATTAAGAGTTACATCGATAGTCGCTTTTGGTGCGGTTGGTGATTGTGGAGTATATCCTAACATCTTCGCATGCGAAACAATACTTGAACGAAGAGCGGCACTGTCTAAAAACATTTCATTCGCTAACATATTTGCATTAAATGCGAGATAATGAGTGTTGTATGCAAGTAGGTCTAACAGGACAGACATTCCAGAACCTTCAAAATCATAATCTTTAAACTCTGTTTGTCCTTTTAAGAATGTTTTTAAATTTGTTTTGATATCATCAAAATCTAATTCGGTGACTCTAAGTCTTTTATCGTTTGTTGCCATCTATCTTAATCTCTCTAATAAAATGTCTAATGATGCTAGTTCTGTTGGTGCGTTTACCACATAAAAATCGACACTAACTTCATACGCATTTCTATCTAAATTTTCTATCGCACGAACATTAACCAATCTCGCTCTTGGTTCAAAGTTGTTGATTACATCTTCAACTTGTTTAGTTAATATTAATGCGGTAGTTGGAGTCATTGGTTCAAACAAAATATCCATTACACCAGAACCAATCTCTGGATGAAATGGTCTTTCATAGTGATTTGTAAGAACTAAATTACGAATCGCTCGTTTAACTGATTGTACATCTGTAACTTTATTAATATCTTTATTAGAACTATTTTTTTGAAAGTATAAATTTAAATCTGTATATATTTGTGCACTTCTGGTAGTTTCATTTGTCTTTTGAGCGTCTGTGAATGCACCAGATGTAAAGGTTGTGTAATTTGCCATTTAGTTATAGAACTCCTTAATGTTTATTTATAAGGTAATACTTAGTTCTCTTCAAGAAATCTCATTACCATTTGACCTCTCACTTTCTCACTTAATTTGTTATGAAAAGTATATGTTACAAGTATTTCCTCATTAACATTAATATCTTTAGTAGTTACCAAATACCATTTGTTCCATCCTTTTTGAATTTTTTCTGCATTTGGTTTTAATGAGTGATTATAAAATCCACCTATTGGTGTTCTAATAATTTCAGTATCAATCTGAATGTGTGATAAACCTAATTCTGTTCCACATGGAATAAAATCAGTTGCGAATAATCCTATACCTTCTACCATACTTTCTTTAACAGTTAAGTTATCTGGTAAAGGTCTGTACATTTCTTGGTCTGCGATATCCTTACACATTTAAATCTCCTTATCCTTGAGTTGGCCCTCCTGTATTTGATGGGCCAGGAGTAATACCAGTATGTAAGTGAGTATGTAATACAATTCCGTTTGAAGAAACAGAACCACCAGTAAATGTTAAGTTGCCAGTGGCGGCGGTTTCAGTCAGTGTTCCTGTAATGTTTGTTGTTTGACTACCACTAATAGTTTCAGTAACATTACCACTTACTGTTCTCACTACATTTCCAGTAATTGTTTCATTTAGATTACCATTTATTTTTTTATTAACATTTCCATTTTGTACATTTAGATTTACATCACCACTATCAACAGAAATATTAATACTTCCATTATCACCAATTTGAATTGTTAAATCATTACCACTTTCACCATCTTTGTTAATATAAATCTTTTTACCTTTATCAATCGTAACGATTGAATCTTTTTCAACATGAATATGTTCGTTCTCTAAAATTTTTGTAAAACTATCACCAACGATAGTTTCATTTTTTGTACCATCACTATTGATTTCATATCCTGTTCCAGTTCTATGAAACTCTGTTAATCTTTCTTTTGTTGGTGTATCATCTACCTCGAATATGTGACCACTTTCACTTTCTGATACATGATTGTAAGGATATGTTGAACCATAATCTGAAGTTGGTTCATTAAATGTAGACGCACTGACTGCGCTATCTGTGCCAAGTCCAGTTGATATATGTTCTGCGGTAGGAATATCCGTATCTCTATTTGTACTTCTTCTTGATACTATTTCGTGTTGTGATGTACTATCATTTCGTGCGAGTCTATTTGTATCAGACTCACCAAGTTTTACATCTGGATAATTCTTTCTTTCACTCGCAGTGTATTCTGTGATTGTTATTCCTGTTCCATCTGTATTATAAGTCCAAGTCTTTGGTGGATATGGAACATCAGTAGACATCGTTCTTAAATCACTAAATCCATAACGATTGTCTGCTTTATATTTTGGTACACCAGGTAGTGTTCCCATAATTACTGGTTCTTGTTTTAATCCTGCGTCTTTCCAAAAACCAATAACCCATGTACCTTCAACTAAATGTGATGGAGTTAATCCTAATCCATTCATTGATGTACTTGTAGTTGGTGCGAGAACCTCAGCCCAAGGCAAATCAGCACTTGGGATTTGATTCAAATCTCTAGTGTGATATCCTAAACAACGAACACGAA